TGATATTTCTTTTGTTATGCCTTCGTCAGAGGCTTCCACATGCATATGCACATGGTCTTTTTGTTTGACAAAAATCATTTACAATAAGCCAGATTGTGTTTTATTCCATTCAACAGCATTTTTTATGTCCCATGTCCTTGAATTCAAACTACGCAATACCCTATCTAAAAAATCTACAGTTGTTTCTAAGTACCAAATTTTATCTTGTTGTTTGATAACATCGGCATCACCGTCCAACACTGAACGCATATCAGATTTAAGAACAGAGTTTTTATACCAAGGTTCCCATCCTAACTGGTCAAGTTCCTCTTTAGATAGTTCACCACGAAAGTATTCTGACTTGACTCTTTCAAGTCTAGCCAAGTCTGCTTGTGCTTTTCTTTGTTGTAGTTTAAAGTTAGCGAGATGTGTCACATACTTCGCGTGAAGATTTGGTGTGTTGGTAGATTCAGAACCAAGATCTAGTTCGTCAATTTTTGAATCTTCAGCCCACATATCTTGAAGTTCATTCAATGTAGCCATAATATATCCTTGGGTGTTAAGTTACAGATTTAATATTAAATATCCTATATTTGAAAGATGCCAGTCCTGTGAAGTAAGGTGAATCACCACCAGATATATCAAAGTCTAACCCACTCAATGCGATTGGGAAAGCATCTCTAAATAAAATTTCCATGTTAGGGTTGTTATTAGAATCCAAGACAAACAAACTTGCATCACTGACTTGACCAATAGACTCCTGCTTAGCAGGTTTTTGACCACCAGTTCTCCAACCTTGTGATTTAACAAAGTCTGTAAACTGCGAATGTTTTTCTGGGAATCCTAATCCAACCAACCAGTTATACAATTCGATATAGTTTGTCATATTTTCTTGTATTAGGAATCTTATATTTAGGTCACCAAAAGTGAGTTTGTCGCCGGGAAATGGTATGTCCTGTAACGGTGTAGTTTGTACAGGGAACCCGATAGTCATATCGGGAATGTTTGCACCTTGACAAAAGAAAGACACATTTGGTATGTTATGAACTTGAAATTTAAATCCATTAGGGCGTAGGTAATCAAGTTCTGAACCCGACTGGGCTGCAAAATTACCTTCTGATACCGATGGATTTACTGTATATGCCATTGTTCTAAACCTAAATTGATTAATATTATACTGCTATTTATAACAAATGTCAAGCCCAAAAAAAAGGGAGTCCTAAGACTCCCTCGAAAACTTTTGTTTTTAGGTTGGTTGTCCCAACTCTTATTGTTACATAAGGTTAGTAACTTTTACAGACCTATAGTACTGATTTCTGTCAGCAGTGAATGTATCACCATCTGTGTTACCAGAACCGTCTACTACGAATGGGTTAGCAATCATACCATACCTAGTCTTGAAACCAATTTTTGGTTGGAAGGTAGATGGGTCAATCGCACGAACCATTTGTAAAGGTACATACGGACAGTAGAATAAACCAGCGTCATATGGTGAAGTTCCTTTATAACCACAGACATAGAACTGACTAGCAGCACCAGTGTTAGCAGAATAAGGGTCAACATACACTTTGTAGCGTCCGTTAAGAGTACCAGCAAAAGTGTTACCTGTGTCATCAACATTAAGATTAGTATCAAGAGCAGGAGTGTAATCTAATACACCAGCCATTGATAATGCAGAGGCAACATCTGAAGAACAGATGATGAAGTTACCTTTCCCTCTACGAGTATCTTGAGCAATAACATTAGCATCTCGTTCAATGTTGAACAAGAGACCCTTGAACCTTTCTACAGACCAACGACCATTTGAATCAACATCAAGGTCGAAAGTACCAGCGGATGCAGTCGAAGCAGCACCTGTCTTGGAAACTTTGTAGATAGTTCTAATTACTTCTCGGTTAATCTCAGCGAGAATTTCTTGAGAAAGAATGTTTGACAATTCTGACTCAGCGTCTAAACCGTGAACAGCTTTAAGGTCTTGAGCAAGTTCCACAGTATATTCTGCTTTAAGAGCTCGTGACTTAGCGGTTACAGTTGTTTTCTCGATTGAGAACGCCATTTGGTTTAAAGTTACAGTGTCACCAAACAACTCTGCGTTGTCTCTAGTTACACCAGTACCAGTTGTATATGTTCCGTCAACTGGGTTTGAACCAGCGTGCGTACCTGTACCAGCGAAATCAGTATCAGCTTCGTTAAACAGGGCTTCTGTTCCTGTTTGTGAAGTATAATGTGATTTCATGGCAAAGATAAGACCAGTTGGCCCTGTCATTGGTTGAACACCACAGACATCATACGCCATCAAATTAGGAAGAGCTCGTCTTACTAATGAGATAAGGATGGGGTCATAAGTGTCAACTGCACTTGACATATTATTTGCGTGGACTGCCTCAGTGATATTCTTCTCTTCGGCAAGTGCCTTCTCTTGGTTTTCAAGAATGACAGCAGTTACCGCTTTACGGTAGCCGTCCTTGATTTCGCCAAGGTCGGGGTGATCCAATACTGGACTCCACTTTTTTTGGATTTCTTCTGAAAGATACATTGTAGTCTCCTATTTACTTTCTTTGGTTGTTACCTATTGGTATTTATAATAAACTTATTTTTTAAGTTGTCTGGAAATCGCTTGAGCGTACTTGTTAACTACACTACCCTCTTCAAGCATAGATTCTGGTACAGTATCAGTCAGTTTTGAATCTGACTCTTCTGAAAGAACCTCTTTTTGTTTAGGGAAATAGTTCTCTTTAACAACAGTTACTTTTTCTGCAAACATCTCTTTGCTTCCGAATTCAACATCTTCAAGTAAAGAAGTAAGTTTTTCTTTTTCTGTTAATGTTAAATCTTCAGTTATCTCACCGATAACTTTGGAACGCATTAGCGATTCCCTATCAGTGGTAAGATTAATCTGCGCCTCAACTGACTCATTGAGTTTCTTTTTAAGCGACTCAATTTCGTCTTGCATTTCGCCCAATACATCGTACTTGTCTTGTGGTACTTCAATGTAGTGTTCTGCGAATACATTCTTCAGTGACTTAATAAAGTCTTCTGTTATTTCAGTCCTAAGACCGCGCTCTATTGCAAGCTCGTTTTCTTTCATCCAGTTCTCAGCGACATAGTTGAGATATTGGTCAATTTTACCAACCATCTCTTCCTTGAAGGTTTCTCTTTCCATATTGGATTGTTCTTCAAGTTCTTTCTGAATGGATTCCATTTCGTTAGCAAGTCTTGCAGTGACTACTGTTTCAAATAATTCAGCAGCCTTTACTTTAAATTCTTCTGAGAGGTGTTCCTCGTCAGCGAAAAGGTTTTTGATGTCGTTTTCAAACAGAGTTTCTTCTTCTTGATCTTCTGACACCTCTGTGTCCTCCTCTTCTTCTGATTCTACTTCCTCTACTTCGGATTCAGTAACAACTTCTTCTTCAGTTTCTACTTCATCTTCAGCGATTATTTCGTCTTCAATCTCTTCGTCTTCACGAATACCTTCGGAAGATTTCTGAGCAACTACGGATGCGGTATCTGTACCACCGTCATAGTTTGGTGCCTGACCAGCGCCTGAATTAGCAGGTCTTGGTGCGTCACCGATTTTTGATGCGGAAGCGGTGCCAATAGCAGATGTTAAACCACCATGCTTGTCTCCAGTTCCACTAAGGTCTTGAATTTCTGGATTAGGGTTTGAGTTCCCTTGAGTTGGATTACTTGAATCACCACCAGTTGCGTTTGGTTTTAGATTCTCAGCTGCTCCTGCCTCATCCAGTTCTTGAGTCTCCTCGTTAAGAGCGGATTCTACTTCCTTACCCTTTGCGAGCATTTCTCTTATTTTGCTTTCTACGCCCATGTTAATTTCTCCTTTGAGATTTGCGTTATACTGTATTTATTTATAAATCTTTAGATTTTTGATAACTTATCCATGAATGAACTGAACACTTCCATCTTTGCTTCTTCCAGTTCACGGATATTAGTTCTCTTAATTCTCCGTACTGCAAGGTCTATGTCCTGTTCCATCCAAGCCCCTTCAACCATTACCCACTCTTTGTGTTCCATGATACCTCTTACAAAGGCGTCTGGAGCGGATGGGTCTGCTACTATATCAGCAGCGGTTGATAGTACAAAGTCATCTTGTACCTCGTTGATGCCATTCTTTTCTTTTAAAGTTCCTAGTCCCCTAGAACTCACACCAAGGGAGGCACCTTCGTCAATAAGGTTCTTTACGATGTTTCCCATAGGTGTATCAAGAATTTTTGCTTTTCCAATATAATTGGAACCGTCTTCTCTCAAAGAAGTTATCATATGTGATACACGGTCTAAATTGATTGTTGGGCCGTCTGGGTGTCCTAATTCACCCATTGCCCTTTTCTTGTCGATGCTTTCTTTTACATAACGGTCTACTTCCCTTTGCATAATTTCGCGTGGGTATACTCTACCGTTCCTGTTTTTAAGGTCAGATTGTAGGAAAACTCCCTCAATAAAAAGATTTGTCTTACCGTTACTTTCTTCTTTTAGATACTTAATATCTTCTGTTGTTTCTGTTATGAGTTTCATTATCCTAAGTCTCCATCTGCACCTTGGTGTTGTTGTGAACCATATCCACTTATCTTGGCAGTCTCTACTATTACCGTTCCGCCTGCACCACCAGCAATAACCACTTCTATATCTTGGTCGTTCTGGTGATTGTCATTGAATCCGTAAAAATCTAGTGACCCGCTCTCTGTTAATTCATAGAGAACATCACTATTCCTTTGTATCTTTGCACTTGCACTTGCAGATAAAGTCCAATGAATGGCTTTTATATCTGCCTTAGGAGAACTTTGAGTCTCCGTACTCTTTTTCAGAGTGGTTGCAAGAGCAATAGTACCTGTCGCAGCTGTCCCACGAACGGCACATACTCCTTGTACTTGAGTAAGTTTTAAAACATCGACTACGACTGCCATTTAGTTTCTCCTAATATCCTTTTTTCTTGGAATGATTGCCGTGTGCGCCCTCTTGTAAAATTTCAAGAGAATAAGTTTCACACATTTCCACTCCATGTTCAAACATAACCCGATACCAAGCAATTTCCCCTTCTTTATTAGGTTCAGCGTGCTCACCTACTATCGGTTTTCCTTCACCGAATTTGGGATGGACTACCTTCAATGCACACATATGTGTGAGTTTAGGGTCATCCGAACTTCCCTGTTTTGGGGGCTTGACATCACCTTCCGTGCCGTCTTCAGCAGGATGGTTAGCAGTAGCTTTTTCCTTACTAGGTTTTTCTACTGGTTGCGCTTCTTCGCGTAACTCTTTAAATGTCTTCATCAGTTTCCCCTTCGGTTTCTGTTTGTTCTATCTCTTCTGGTGCAGCTTCAAGTCCCATCTTCTGAAGTTCTGGGTCATTAAATATCGCATTTGATATATCTTCTTTCCTAGC